TGAATAAATGAAGATTAAACGTGGATTATCAATGATTATTACCAAAATGAATATTACCATGATTATTACCAAAAATCGTTTATTAACGTGTGGAATAAATAATGAAGTGTGGAAAATGGAAATTACCAAATAAGATGAATATTACTAGAATTAAATATTATATATGGAAAGTGTATTATGGAGTGTATGGAATGATTTTAGTTTGGTTCTAACCCCTTCATTGCCCGCCCCACCTTTTCTTACCCTGTTCCAAAAGTATATACAAAACATGGTAAAAAACGTGAATTACCAATGGGTATTACCAAATTCACCGACGGAAGTGTATTAACAAAGTGTGTTACCTGAATGTTTATTATCAAAGGAACATCTATAGTTATATCTCTTTCGTATATTGTAGTATAAATAAGATAAAAAATAAAAGTTATGAGTAGTAAAGAAAAAGAAAATATAATATGCCAGGCAGTACTAGCAGTACATGCCGTAATTTACACCCAAATATTTAGTTAACATGATATTTACTCAGGAAGAAGATTTACAAATGATTATACAGGCAATTGAAAATGAAGATTACCAAGATGCAATTAATTTGATAAAGGAGATTATCGAAGAGGAAAAAATTTACTAGAAATTAATTCGTATATTAAAGTATAATTAAAAAAATAAATATAATATGAAAAAGAAAATGGAATTTAGACATGAGAATGGGTATTTGCCTAAAATAGCCTACCACTTAGCGGCAGGAAATAAAGATAAATTTTTACATTTCTCGGAACGACAAGTGAGTGTATATGGGCCTATGACACCTATTCAAATGATTTGGATAAATGAGAGAGTGGATTCGATTAAAAAAGAATGGGCAGTAGAGATGAAAGAAATGAATGACCATTTAGGACGCATTTAATAATAAAATAATTCGTATATTATAGTATAATTAAAAAAAGATATAATGAAAAAGGAATTAATTAAAAAATTAGTATTAGAATTAGAAAATGAAGGTTTTAATATTGATGGTTTTTTATGTGAAGAAGGAGTTATGGGGGGTAATTATGGATTAATTGAGTTTGATTATTTTAGTGTTATTGAGGATAATGAAATGAAAGATTATTTAAAGGATTATTTAAAAGAATTAGAAGATATAAGTGTTGGTTTACCTTAGGAATAAATTTCTAGAAATAAAATTCGTATATTAAAGTATAATTAAAAAGATAATATGAAATATAAAGTAATTAAAAATGGATTTTTTGTAATTGATAATTTAAGTAATAATGGGTTATTAAATGAAGAAGAATTTGAGGGAAGTATTATTAGAATGTTAATAATAGGTGATATATGGGAATTTGATGAAGTAGTTGAAGGACAAACTATTTTAAAATGTATTAAAAGTAAAATATGGGATGGTGAAAGTAGTGAGGGGTGGTTTAGTTTTAGTAATGAAATAAAAGAGGAATATTTTGAATTAATTTAATTAATGGAGTAAAATATTAATAAAATAATTCGTATATTAAAGTATAAATTTAAAAAAATAAAGGTTATGTTAACAAAAGCGGACAAAGTTAAATTGAGTGTATTAAGTGGAATAGTATTATCAGTTACATTATTGATTGTATATAATATTTTTAATACTGGAATACATCCAGGAGTTTAAAGTGTTTATCTGGTAGGATGAAAGAAGGCACCTCCACATGGGGTGAGATAAGCACTGAAATTTGGTTTAAGGGTTTTTACCATCAAAACAAAACCCATCTTTTTTAATTATACACCTTGGAGCCCGAGTAATCGGGCTTTCGGGGGCGTAGAGTTAAAAAAATATATTTCGTATATTTAAGTATAATTAAAAAAATAAAATATGAAATTAAAAGTAGGAGACACAGTTAAATGGAGAGGAGATTTTGGATCAGCACCTTCAAAGGATGCAATTGTTGAAAGTATTGAAATTACTAATGGGGAAAAATATGGTAAGGAAGTTAATGAAATAGAATGGAGTAAAGTATATGGCAGAAACGTTGTTGTTAGTTTAACAAATGATACATGGGCATATGGTGATCAAATATCTAGAAAATATTACTAGGAATAAATTTATAAAATAAAATTTCGTATATTAAAGTATAATTAAAAATAAATAAATAAAAGTTATGAACAGAAAGGAATTAATTAGTTTAGCAAAGGAAAACGGTGTTGTAAAGGCACACCAAACAAAAACAGTTGTATTGGAAGAAATATTAACTGAAATGGGAGTAATAGGTAATAAAGTTGAAAAACGAGGACGACCAGTTAATCCAAATAGTGAAAGGCAAAAGCGTTTAAAAATGTTAGAGGAAAAACGTGCAAACGGAACATGTCAACGAGGACGACCAGTTGATCCTAATAGTGTTAGACAAATGGAGTTGAATAGAAAAGAGTTTAATAGAGAAAATGGGATTGAGTTAAGAGGTAGAAAAGTTGATCCTAATAGTGCAAGACAAATCCGTTTAAGAGAGTTAGAGGAAAAAAGAGCAAATGGGACGTTAAGAAGAGGACGACCAAAGAAGGAAGTAGTGATTGAAATATTAGATTTGAGTAAATAGGATAGAGTAGGTTAGTGAAAGTGGTTCTAGTAATAGGACCACTTTTTTAAATATTTAATTCGTATATTATAGTATAATTAAAAAGAGATAATATGTTTGAAAAAGAAATGTTATTGGGGATGCCCAAAGAGATGAAACTAGGTTTGTTGGATGATGCTAATAAAACTGGTGAATACACAATAGTAAGACAAATGATGAAGATATTATTGGATGCACCCATAAGTGAAGGTGGTATCAGTACTGAGGAGATACAAGAAGTACTTAGTATGAAAAAACAATACGGTAAGTTTAAATAATAAAATAATTCGTATATTACATCATAATTAAAAAAGATATAATATGAAAGTAACGTTTGAATTAGAGGAAAAAGAGTTGTGTGTATTAATTGATTTAATGCAAGGACATTGTGCAAGCGAGAAAGCGAGAGGTAAGAAAATGATGCCGTATTGGGAATCAGATGATCATGAGTTAAATAAAATGGAGATAGCGGGGCATAAGGATAGACTAAATTTAGCTGAGGGATTAACTCATAAACTTGTTAAATTATATTGTGATGAGTTTTGGATAATAGATGGGATTGATGATTGATAGTAGTTGTTAAGGTTAGGGGGTAGTAATACCCCCTTTTTTATGTGGTACCGTATATGGTAGTATATATATTATATGTATACGGCCATAATATAGTAATATCGTCCCACGCGCGCCGTTGTCAATATGGATGTGATGCGCGGGAAGGAAAGGATTAGACACCCTTATAAATCGTAAACGATCTACCAACATCGATTAGTATATACTCATATACCCCACAATGTAACCCAAATTCTCAAAATGGTAATTTTTTGTTTTTTCCACGGATATCAAATCTTTTTTTTTAAAAATTTTTTTTACTCGACAAAAATATATACCAGCACAATATGTATAAACAAAAAATATGAGTAATATTAAACAAGAAATGGATAAAGTAATCCAAGAATTAGAAAGTAAGGGTATCAACCACACTACCACAGAACAACAAGTAGTTGGTTTAGGTGATATTGTAGAATCTTCTTTACAAAAGTTTGGAATTACCCAAGATAGGTTTAAAAGTTGGTTTGGTCTTCAAGAATGTAATTGTACCAAACGCAAAAAATATTTAAATAACCTTTTTAATTGGAAAGTTAATAAATAATCAATGTCAGTAAAATTTACATTCCATAATCCTTCAGCATCAGCTTATTTTATTATGGAGACAACAAAATCTTTTGATGAGGGATATACTTCGGCTACACCTAAGTATGCATCGGGTTCATTTTCCTCATTTACTGGGTCTGATATTACTACCCAACAAACATTTTTGTTTAAAGATGGGATTGTCCAAGATGATTTTAAATTAGCTCAAGTAGTACCTCCTGGTACTTCTTCATTTACATTTAATAATACTATTACTATACCTGTTGGGACTGTAATTTTTAGAGGGACAGGAGATTTTGACTTAATTATTGAAACTTAATATATACGTATGGCTGTTTATAACATAACACGGAAGCAATTAAAGGAGAAAAGTACAATCCGAGGAGGTAGGAAAGTTGAGGGGATTTTAAATACATTTGAAATACCTGTTGCTGGTGGGTTTACTAATACCTATTCTGCTTTATTTACTGGTGCTACAAATGAAAAAATCGATACTGGTGATAGTTTTAAACCTTCAAGATCATCTTCTTTTAGTATAAGTGCGTGGGTAAAATATACTGGGGGTGAATATGATTCTAATACTATGCTTGTTTCTAAATTAGCAGCTGGGAGAGGTGCTGTATTTAGAGGGTATAGGGTGCAATTTAATAGTGAGATAGGCGTTGCATTTTCACTACAAGCTGTTGGGAATAATTTTATCACCCAGCAAACTGCTAAACATAGTGGATCAAATGCTCTTGTACCAACAAAAAACCAATGGAATCATATAGTAGCAACTTATAATGGAAATTTTAGTGGATCAGGAATGAATATTTATATTAATGGAGTTAGTTGTGTATCACAATCTGCAGGTGGTGATATTGTAAATAATTTTCAGAGAGGATCAACACCTAATGTATTAGATCTTTCTCAAGGAGAAATCCAAGATACTTCAACTATTAGTATTGGATCACGAAGTGGTGGTGCAGGCTCAGTTTGGATTGGTAATATTGATGAATTTGTATTTTTTAATGGAGAGTTAGCCCAAAGTGATGTAACAGCTTTATATAATAGTGGATTACCTAATTTAGCAACTGATATAGATTATAGTAAACAATTTATAACCCCAGCACATTATTATAGAATGGGTGATAATGATGGAGGTACTGGTACTACAGTTACAGATCAAGTAGGTAGTGCAAATGGTACGCTTTTCTTTATGAACTTTGAAGAAGATGTACCAGATTAATTATGAAACAATATAATGTAAATTTTCAAGATTCTCAAATTACATTTAATAAAAATAATGATCCTAATTTAATTGAACATGTAATGATGGATTGGGAGGATGATCTTATGAAGGGTCATGCTAAGGTAGTATGTTATAATAAAGGAGATATTCTAGAATTTGGTTTTGGTATGGGTATATCTGCTACACATATCCAATCTTATAAACCAAAATCTCACACTATAATAGAAATCCATCCCCAAATTATTGAAAAAGCCAAATTGTGGGCATTAGATAAACACAATGTTAAAATAATTGAGGGGGATTGGTTTGAATGTTTAGATCAACTAGATAAGTATGATGGCATATTTTTTGATACTTATGGTGATAATAATTTTACAGCATTTGGTCAAATAGCAAAAACATTAACTAAACCAGGAGCTCATATTACGTGGTGGAACTCTATATCTAAACCCGATAATGTATATGGGTTTAAAGATGTTACATATACAAAATATGATGTAGATCCTCCTAAAAATAGTTATTTTAATGATAAGGTATATTATTTGCCTATAAAAATATTTCCCTAATATTTATAAGAAAATGGCACATAAAGTATTTATTAGACATACTTATATTTATAAATGTAGTGATAATAAATGTAAAGGAGAGTGGAAAATAAATGAAGCCGAAAACATTGAAAAATTGGGTTGTCCCCATTGTGGAAAACAAGACTATATAGAATATGTTAGAGTAGATCAACGTGAAAAATACAATAAAAAATGGGGATAAAAATAAAACTAATTGTTTTATTTATATTATGTTTTTTTTCTTGTAATAAAATTGATGATGATGGGTTTAAAATCTATAAAATTAAAGAAAATAAACATCGCTCTACTTTTAAAGTAAAATATACTGAAAAAGATTCATTTGATTTCCAAGTTAAATTTAATAAATCTGCTATATATACCTCTAAAGACCCTATAAACCAATTTGATGTTAATAAAATTTGGGGTTTAAGTGATTGTGGGACTACTCACCATAAAAATTCTATTCGATTTGGTTGGCGTTGGGATTTAAATCAAGAACAAATTGAAATTTTAATGTATCGCCGTTTATTAGGTGATTTTGATTTTAAATCATTAGGATATACAAATCCTGGGGATGTTAATTATATGTCGTTAGATATAACTGATAATTATTATTATATGTATTTAAATGGTATAGTAGATTCTATGGGTAGAGATTGTTGTAATGATCCTAAAAGAAGATATTTTTTATATCCTTATTTTGGTGGTACCGAAAAAGCCCCTCATGATATTATTATAAAAATAAAAGATTAAAAAAGTAGGTTTTTTAAAAAAATTTTCGTATAGTTAAAAAAATTAAAAAAAAATACATTATGAAAACTAAAAAGTTAACTACCCCAGATGGAACTATTGTACATTATTTTGAAGGGAAAATGCATAATTGGGATGGTCCTGCTTTAATACCTGAAGGGAAAAGAAAAAATAAAGAATATTATTTATATGGTATAAAATATTCTGAAGCTGAGTGGAAAGATGCTAAAAGGAGATGGGAAGGTTTGCCTTGGTATAAAGGATCTACCGCTAAAACTAGATTTTAATTTAAAAATATTTATTATGGATAATATTTATGAACAAAAATACCAAGCAGAATTAACAGATTTACAAGATCAATTAATAAATTTACAAAACAATTTAATTAGTATGTATAATATTAGAGATGATGTTTGGAGATATCACCCTAATAATGAAAATTTTGTAAATCCTATTGTTGAGTATGATAATGTTGTTGGGGAAATAGAAGAATTACAAAAAACAATTAGTAAAATAGAATTAAAAGTAATGCATTTAAAGTCTGCTAACCAATAATATAAAATGAATATAAATAACATATTTAGTTTATTTGGATCTAATGATAAAGACGATAAAGAAGATTTAGACGCTTTTAAAGATTCCCCTTTATTTAAAGTTGGGATGTTTAAAAAAATGATTTGGAATGGAAAGGTTTTTAGAGATCAAGTTTTAAATTTTTTAAAAAAAGCTGATATTGACATGGAGATTGGGGATGATTTAGATGAAGCTGGGGATTATATGATGCACACTAGGGCTTATTATTGGGTACAGGATTGTAATTTACAAGACGAAGAATGGAAGAAAGCACTAAATCATTATATAGATGATGAGTTTGTAGTATGTTTTAAACTTTGTATAAAATATTTTGAAGAATTTGAAGAATTTGAAAAATGTGCTTTTCTTAAAAAAATTCAAACATATATAGAAAAACAAGAAGTTTTAAATAAGTTAAAAGAAACTTGATTTCCTAAAATATTTTTATTACCTTAAAAACATATTTTGATTTTAAAAATGATTAAATAATTAAATGACTAAATAATTAAATAAAAAAAAATGAAAAATAAAGAGTTGTTATTAAGACGCTTACAAACTTTAGAAGGTTTACTTAAACGAACTAGAGTATATCTTAGTGAAAATCGTATACAAGATACTAAAAAGGTACTTGAGCAAATCCTTGAATTAAGACAGGATATGGAATCAATAGTAGAAAGAGAAAACTAAAATTAAAATAAAAGTTATGAAACTATCAGCAGAACACATACAAGCAAATTGGGAAGTATTTTTAACTAATATTGAACAATATATTTCTTCCCCTAGAAAAGAAAAATTACTCCAATTCTATAAAAAATATGAAGAACGTATTATGTTAATGCCTGCTTCCCATAAAAAAGAATATCATAATGCATTCCCAGGCGGATATGTTGAACATGTTAATAGGGTAGTGCGCTGTGCTTTAAAACAATGTGATTTATGGAAAGAAGAAGAAGCAGATATAACTACTTTTACAGAAGAAGAATTAGTATTTTCTGCTATTAATCACGATTTAGGTAAAATGGGTGATGAAGAAAATGAATCTTATATCCCCCAGACTGATAAATGGAGACGTGATAAATTAGGTGAAGATTATATGTTTAATGATAAAATCCCTTTTGCTTCAGTACCAGATAGAGGTTTATTTTTACTCCAATCTCATAATATACAATATACATTTAATGAAATGGTAGCTATTCAAACACATGATGGTTTATATGACTCAGCAAATGATAAATATTTAAAAGGATGGATGCCAGAACAAAAACCAAGAACATGTTTACCTTTTATATTACACCAAGCCGATTTAATGGCAGCTCGTATTGAATTTGAACGTGAATGGTTATCTAAATTAAATAGAAAACAAAAATCCGTGGATAAGCCAAAAGAAAATTATACATTAGGAACAACACCAAATTCATCTAAAAAATTATCTACTAAAGTTAAAGCTTTAGGTTCGATGAAAAGTGATGGATTAAAAAATATGTTAGATAACTTATGATAATTTTAATAGTAACCGTTTGTATATTAGCAGTTTTATCTATAATTTTAGGATGGACGACTTATAACCTAATGAAAAAACAAGAAAAATCAGAAGATATTCTTTTAGGTTATATGGAATACTTAGATAAATTTTCTAGAATAATTGAAGCTTCTAATAAAAAGTTAAAAGAAGTAGATAATAGAAGAATATTTGAAAAAGATGATGATGTAGGTATTATATTTGATTCAATTTTAAAAATCCAAGAAATTTTAAATGAATTCACAGTAAAAAAAGTTAAATAATATGCCTCCAATAAAAAAAAAGAGGAGAAAAAAAAGTAAAAATTATTTTACTCAAGAAACAGAAGATGCTATTGTTTTATACAATAGCATTTCTGACTCTGAAATGAAAAGTAAAATATATGAAGAAAAAATACACTATCCTTTTTTTAAACTAACCCAAAACATAATACATACTTTTAAATTTTATCACACTGAAGTAGAAAATTTAGAACATTTACAACATGAAATCATAGTATTTCTGTTATCCAAAATCCATTTATTCAACCCAGATCGAGGTTCTAAAGCATATTCTTATTTTGGCACTATTGTAAAACGTTGGTGTATTTTATATAATGATAAAAACTATAAGAAAAAAATTGTTACTAACCCCATTGAAGAAATAAATGAAGATGAATCTCACTCATATAATTTAGATATTTCAAACGTTAATGAAGATCTATCTTTTTTTCTAGATAAATTTGTAGATTATGTTTCTATTAATTTATATAATTTTTTTCCAAAACCTCTTGATGCTAGAATAGCAGATTCTGTTTTAGAACTTTTTAGAAAAAGAGAAAATATAGATGTTTTTAATAAAAAAGCCCTTTATATTTACCTCCATGAAATGCTTCCTGAGGTAAAAACTCCAAAAATAACTAAAATATCTCAACAAATATATAACATATTTAAAAAACATTATCTTTTTTATTTAGAAAATGGATATATAAATTTTTAAGTTTTTATATTTATACCCAAATAAAACATATGGGAAACTTAGAATCAAACATTTTTGGTAAGAAAAAATTTTCTGATATTTTAAAAGAAATCTACGACAACCAAAAGAAAAAAGAAACCCAAATTTCAGCTTTAATAAATGAATTAAAACCATTAATTAATGATATTGGTGATGCTACTTTAGTAGTTCCTTTAATTAAAGAGTATATGGAATTAGGAATTAAAAATGATGAACAACTGATTAAAATGTCTACTATTATCCAACGTGCTTTATCCTCCAATAAATCAGAAGAAGAAGGTTTTGGTATGACTGAAGAAGAAAAAAAGCAGCTATTAACTGAAATAGAAAAATTTAACCCTAAAAAGTAATGGCTATTTTTAGAGAAGGGCAAACTACTAAACTTGGATTAAAATCTAATAATCCTTTTTTAGATTCTGGGGTATTAGCTACTTTATCTGCTTTAACCAATATAACATATGTTAGAGTAACAGATATAGTCTTAAATGAGAAACATGATAAATATTCTGAAGTTGGTGAATGGAATGGTATAGGGGCTATATTTTATCAAACTATAGATTTAAATACTCCACAAGAAGGATTTGCTTTACCTTTAAATTCTAATAATAAAAATTTTCCTTTAATCAATGAGGTTGTATTAATAATGTCTATACCTAGCAGATTTAATCCTGATAGTGAATATTATGAAACCCAAGAATATTATTTTAATCCTACTAATATCTGGAATCACCCCCACCATAATGCACAACCCAAAAACCCAGATTCTAAGCTTCTCCCAAAAGGGCAAAAAAATGATTATGAAATAAATAATTCTTACCAAGTAAGAAAAATTGAAGGTGAAGAAGGAACTGATATAGAATTAAACTATACTGATTTTCCTAATCCTTCACAAGATACATTTAAAGAAAAAAGCAACATTCATCCTTTATTACCTTTTATGGGTGATATATTATTTGAAGGTAGGTATGGACAAAGTATTAGATTTGGGAGTACAAATATTTTAGATGAAAATATTGCAAAACCTAGCATATTTAATAATTACTCTAAAACTGGAGAAAATGGTGATCCTATTATTTTAATAAGAAATGGACAACCTAATAGTTCATCTAGTGAAGGATGGGTTCCTATAGTAGAAAATGTAAAAAAAGATTTATCTTCTATATATTTAACATCTACTCAAAGAATAGAATCATGTAGTTTAGCTAATGAAAACTTTAACTCATTCTTAATTAAACCTACATCACCTTCAACTTATAATTCTTCTCAAATAATTTTAAATTCTAGTAGAATTCTTATAAATGCAAATGAAGATAATGTTCTTATTAGTAGCGAAAATGCTGTAGGGATTTCTGCAAATAAACAGGTAAATTTAGAAGCTACTAAAGATATTAATATTGTGGGTGAGGTTATAAATCTTGGTGGTATAAAAGGAGTACAACCCACTCTAAAAGGAGATGAAACTATAGATTTATTAAATGATATATTAGATAACCTTATTCAAATATCCACAGCTATAACTAATATTCAAAAACCTCTTATAGGTAGTGGAATGATAGATGGAGGACTTTACCTCCCAGCAAAATCATCTTTAGAAAATTTTGAAAAAATTCAAAAAAGATTAAAAGCTTTAAAAACTACTATTGTAAAAGTAAAGTAATATGGGACTAGTTAAAGGTATAATAATTGATTCTAAAACAGGTGAACCTATAAAAAATATTAGAGTTAAAGTAATAACTAATGCTTCTCTATATAATATATCTCCTTTAAAAATTGTTAACAAACTTAAAAAAGTTAATATAAAATCTATTCCTTTTACTAATAAAAAAGAAAAATCTTGGATTGTAACCATCCCAGTACTAAAAGAAAATATTTTTGTGTTAAATATAGTTATATCTAATTCACCTGATGTAGATTCTAAACAAGTAATTATAAAAACAGAAAATATAGTTAATTCACAAAATCAACATAAAGCTTTTGAAAATGTAGTTGAAGCTACCTTAGATGCTATTATTCCTTTTGTAATTAGAAAATATGATAACATATAAAACATGAGTAAAACTAATAAAAAGGGAGAATTTGATATAAATGTTAGAGAAGAAGCAGGTTTTCTTCTTGAAATAAGTAGTAATGGTTATGAAACAATAACTATTAACCCTTTTAAAGGAGATGGTAGTTTAAAAGATGATTTAGGAGTGATATTTTTAGATTCCACAGAAAAGTCTAACAGAAAAGAAATCCAAAAAAATTCAATATACACTAAAACACAAATAGATGCTTTAAATTTTGGAAAAAAGGATTTTCAATATTATATTATGGAAAGGCTTCGAAAAGAAGCACAAAATTTAAAAACAAAGGCTATCCCTTTTGTTTTAGATATTATAAAAGAGTTTGGAATAACTAAATCAACAGAGTTAATAGAAAAATCTAGTGAAGATATACAACAAGCTATTAATGATTCAAAATGTGTTTCTCCTGATCAATTATTAGAATTAATTAAGAAAAGAAATAAACTTGTTAAAAAAATTAATACTACTTTAAAAATTGTAGATGGTACTCTTATATCATTAGGGATAACAGGAGGAATACTTCAAGGTATTAAAATAGCTAAAGAAGCAGTTGTGTTAACTCCTTTTCCTTTACCTCCTATAGCTACTGAACTTATAAAAGAATTTGAAAAAAAGATTGCTAGATTTGAATTTGGTATTGATATATTAACAATTATAATAGAATTAGTTCAAGAAATACTCTTACTCATTTTAAACCTCCTATCATTAACCGACCAGCTAATCCAAAATTGCTCACCAAATACTGTAGATTTTCAAGAAAGAGTTTCTATAGAGTTAAGTGATTTAACTCAAGAGCAATCAAATGAACAAGAATCTCCCATAATTACTGAAGTAAATGGTTTTATTATGGATGTAGAAACTGAAATAACTACTAATTCTTTAAAGCGTAAAAGAGCTATAGCTAAAAACAAGCAAGGAGTTATAATGTTAAAAGGAGAATATTCTTTTAGCTCAATAGAACAAATACTTATAGATGAATTAGTATTTTATATACAACAAAATAATTTAAAAGCAGATTAACCCTATATTTATAAACATATATGAAAACAGAAATACTTAAAAAATTAATTAAAGAAGCAGTAAAAGAAGCAATTCAAGATGAATTGAAGGATATTTTATTAGAAGCTATTAAAACTCCTAAAACTCAAGTTGTGAGAGAATCTATACAACCCACTATAACCCCCTCACAACCTAAGCCCACCTATACAGAACCTACTATGGATATTAAACAAAAATATGCTGATATAATGGGTGAAACTGCTATAAGCATGACAAGTAAAGATGCTTCTTCTTTTAATCCAAGAGGTGTAGATCCAATAAATGGAAATTTAGGTGATGGAGAGGTTAAAATGGATACAATAATGGGACTTCTAAATACTAAATAATGCCATTTAATCCCCAAACTATAGATGTTAACGATTTAGATCCAAATATAGGACTAGGGATAGATTTACCTTTTACAGGATCAGGAACTTTTAATTTAACTTTTAACACTCAAGAAGCTATAAAAAACAATTTAATTAATTACTTTTTAACTAACCCTGGTGAAAGACCTTTAAACCCAACATTTGGAGGTGGGTTAAGAAATTTTATATTTGAAGAAATAAATGATCTAACCTTTAATGATATCAAATCACAAATCCAAAATAAAATTTCTTCAGTTTTTCCTTTTATTAAAATTAATCAACTTAATATATATTCTCCTTCTCAAGAAGAAAATAATAATGTGATAATAGATTTAAAATATAGTATTTCTAGTACCCCCAACACAGGTTCTTTAACTTTTAACTTTTAAACATGGCATTAAATAAAGATATAAAATATATTAACAGGGATTTTACAGATTTTAGAAATCGTTTAATTGAATATACTAAAACTTATTTTCCTAACACGTATAATGATTTCTCCCCTACTTCTCCTGGGATGATGTTTATAGAGCAAGCTTCATATGTTGGTGATGTTTTAAGTTTTTACCTTGATAATCAATTTCAAGAAACATTTATTCAATATGCTCAACAAACTAATAATGTTTTTGAATTAGCCTATATGTTTGGTTATAAACCAAAAACTACAGGTGTAGCCCAAGTTAATATATCTTTATTTCAACAAGTACCCTCTAAACTTTCAGATGGTGTTTATATACCTGATTTAGATTATTGTTTAACAATTGAAGAAAACACTTCTATTTCTACTAATAATAATATAAATTTTTTAATTCAAGATAAATGTGATTTTTCCATATCAAACCCACAAGACCCCACTGAAGTTTCTGTATACCAAGTATCAGATGGAAACCCCCAGTATTTTCTTTTAAAGAAAAATAGAATCGCTATATCAGCTGAAATTAATACTACTACTTTTACTTTTAATGAACCTCAACCTTTTACTACAATTAATTTACCTAATAACAATATTATAAAAGTATTAGATATAAAAGACTCAGATGATAATACTTGGTATGAAGTAGATAATTTAGGGCAAGAAATGGTATTAGATACTATAAAAAACACTAATGTTAATAATCCTAATAAAAATGATGATACTCCTTATTTATTAAGGTTAAAAAAAGTAGCTAGAAGGTTTTCAACTAGATTTACCTCTTTATCCAATTTACAAATACAATTTGGTGTAGGTACACCTGAAACAATAGATGAAGAAATAACTCCTAATCCTAATAATGTAGGTTTAGGTTTACCATTTAAACAAGATAAACTAACAGCTGCTTATTCACCTACTAACTTTTTATACACAAATACTTATGGTATTTCACCTTCCAATACAACTTTAACTGTAAGATATTTAACTGGTGGAGGAGTAAATTCTAATGTATTTGTTAATGAGTTATCAAACTTAGATAAATCTAATACTAAATTTAAACTTACTACTTTAAATACTACTACCTCTAATTATGTATTTGATTCTTTAACAGCAACTAACGAAGAAGCAGCTACAGGGGGAAAAGGAGGAGATACTCTAGAAGAAATAAGACAAAACACTTTATCACTTATAGCTTCCCAAAAAAGATCAGTAACATCAGACGATTATTTAATAAGAGCCCTAAGCATGCCTTCAGATTTTGGTTCAATAACTAAAGCTATTATCCAAAAACCTCAATTAACAGATTCACAAATTTCAACTATAGAAACTTTAAGTTTATATATATTATCCCAAAATAACCAAAGCCAACTTTCAGTAGCTAATAATACTTTAAAACAAAATTTAAGAACTTATTTATCTCAATATCGTATGATTGGAGATAATATTGAAATAAGAGATGCATATATTATTAACATAGGAATAGATTTTGAATTAATAGTATTACCTGAGTATAATAACAGTGAAGTATTAATAAAATGTATAGATTCTTTAAAAGAGTATTTTAATATTAATAATTGGCAAATTAACCAACCTATTCAATTAAGGGATATTTATGTTAGATTAGATAAAATTAAAGGAGTACAAACAGTTAAAAACATTAATATAAAAAATATAGCTGGAGAATCTTTAGGGTATTCTCCTTATGCTTATGATATAGTTAATGCTACTCAAAATCAAGTAATATACCCTTCTTTAGATCCAAGTATTTTTGAAATCAAATACCCTAATACAGATATTAAAGGTAGAGTGGTTTCTTTGTAAATATTATATTTATAATAAAACTATTTAAATGGCTATTTATAAAATATTCCCAACCCAAGATACTACCCTATATTCCTCTCACCCTTCTATGAATACAGGAATAGATGCTATTTTAGAAGCATCTAATAAACTAGGAATAGATGGTTTACCTGATGTAGCCCGATATTTAGTACAATTTGATAATAGTGAAATTAATGATATTATAACTAACAAAATTAGTGGAAGCACATACAGCGTTTACTTAACAAATTTTATTTCTGAAATTCAAGGAATAACTTCTAATACTTTTTTAGAAATACTCCCTTTAGCCCAATCTTGGGATAATGGTACAGGACAAACTTTAGATAATCCTATTACAGAAAATGGATGTTCTTGGGGGTATACTGATTTTAGTGGATCTACTTCTTGGTCTCCTTCTGGTGATTATGATGGTACTGAAGGGGTAATTTCTTATACTAGTTCATTTAATCCTTTATATAGTACACAAGGAGGAGGAAATTGGTTTTTTAATGGATCTAATAATTTACTTTATGTTTTAGCAGGGTATGTTTTAGATAACTACATAGATAACATAATAACATCTAACCCAAATGTTATTAGTCAATCTTTTAATGTAAGAGATACAAAAGATTTAGAAGCTAAAGTAGATAATATAGTAAATAATTGGTATAGTGGTTCAATTCCAAATTATGGTTTTATTGTAAAACTTGCAGATTCTTTTGAATTTAACCCTAGTCAATATGTACAACCACAATTTAAGTATTATAGTGTTGATACTAATACTATTTACCCACCTCAATTAGAATTTAGATGGAGAGATTACTCTTTATATTCTCCTTCTACTTCTTCTATTGTAACAACTGAACAACTTAAACTCTCTTTATCTGAAAATCCTGGAATTTTTACCCCAGAAAGTATAAATAGATTTTATATAAATGTAAGTCCTTTATATCCAACTAGAATATATAAAACAAGTTCATTGTTTACTGATTTAAATTATTTACCAACATCTTCTTATTACGCGGTAAAAGATTTGGATACTAATGAATTTATCATTAACTTTGATGACCAATATACCCAAATTAGTTCTGATGAAAGAGGAAACTATTTTGATGTTTATATGAGTGGTTTAGAACCTGAAAGATATTATAAAATTTTAATAAAAACTGTGTTAAATAATTCAACTAAAATTTTTGATGATAATTACTATTTTAAAGTTATAAATTAATGAAAAAGCAAATCCCTTTACAAAACAACACTACAGCTTTTTCTAAAGATGAATTTAGCCAAAATATAGACACTTCTTTCAATGAATTAGGAATTACCTCTTTATCTGAACAAATTGAAAACCAACCCACAGTAGATGAATTTTTTACTTTATATAACGATCTCTTTTATTCTATCCCAGAAAAAGGGGAAGTTGATTCTCATGAATATTTAATTCAACAAAGTAGTGAATATATAGATTTTAATCCTAATCAAGATGAAATAATTGCTTTACAGAATGAAATAGCTGGATTAAGAAAAGAACTACTTGAATCTCAAACACAATTTATTAATCTACAAGTATCATCCTCAACATCATAATAATGGCTATAGAAATTTCTACTCTTCCTTCTACTCCTTATATATATCAAAACTTTGGCTCTGATACAAACAATATACCTTTTACCCAACCTAATAATCAACCATTTTCAGGATCTAATAATATAGAATTTTATATTTTTGATCTTAACAATAATATACTATCTGAAAATTATAATTTTTCTGATTATTCCATTTTAAATGAAGGACAATTACCCTTAACTAATGTAATTTCTTCAATTTATGTAGATTTAGAAAAACAAATTGAAGATAGAGAATTACTTGATGGAGAGTATATAACATATTTTAATTTTTTTACTCCTAAAATAGGATCTTTTAATTCAAATTTATCTATTAAAGAAATTTCTGGGGATAGAAAAGAATTAGAATTTATATCCCCATTAGGAAATAATGAAGAAGTCACTAATTTTATAGGAGAAATAAATTCTTTTGATAATAGTAGTTTTCCTTATTTTTATTTAAATTTTGGAGAAAATAAACAAATTATTGGTGTAAATTTAATTTCTAATGAAAATGGAAATTTTATAAAATTATATCAACCTCTTCCTGAAGAGTTTGACATTAATTCTAATTTTTGGGTTGTTACCCCAATAACAGACCCTATAGCTTATAGTGTTAAAATAGAAAGTGAACCTTTTATTATTGATGAAACAGTAAAAATAAAAGGCCCTAATTTTAACTTAAATATAAGAGATCAAGTTAATAATTCAACAAACAATTTATCATATCAAGATTTAATTCAAACTACTTTAACTAGTTCATACGATCAAGTTAACAATTTACTTCAAGCAAAAGAATTAAATGTAAATATAGATTATACTAATTTTTCCAATTTTACCCATTTTAGCTCAGCTAAAACTAGATTAGAAAATTTTTCTTACAAAGTTAACCTTATTGAAGAATATTCTTCTTCTCTTAACATATTAAGCAATACTACTGATACCGATACTTCAAGTAGTAAAGCAATATATGAAAGTAAAATAAATAACATCATTAAAAATTTTGATGGATATGATCGTTTTTTATACTATGGTAGTAGTTCTTTTTCTTGGCCTAAAACAACACTTACTAAACCTTATCAACTAGCTAGTAGTGATAGTAATGAGGTTAAAAATTGGTTAGGAAATTTAAATGTTAATTCCCCTTTTTATGGAGGAATAATACTTTCTGCTTCTTTATTTGATGAAAAAAATGTTAATAGTTTATATTATTCTATCCCTGAATATTTAAGAAGTGATCCTAGTAATTCTCAATATGAATTATTTATTGATATGATTGCTCAACATTTTGATAATATTTGGATTTATTATAGAGATGTTTCCCAAAAATATAATGCTGATAATCGTTTAAATCAAGGTATATCTAAAGATATAGTAGCTGATGCTATTAAAGATTTTGGTATTAAACTATATCAAAATAATTTTTCTAATGAAGATTTATACACAGCATTTTTAGGGTTAACACCTAATGGAAATTTGTTTCCTTTCCCAAACATAACAGGATCATTACCCACCCCTACAGGATTTGAATATGTCAATAATTTAATATCTGCTTCTAATGATAGTATACCATTAGATGATGTAAATAAGTCGTTATATAAACGAATATATCATAACATACCACATTTACTTAAAACTAAAGGTACTTTACCTGGCCTGCGTGCTCTTATAACTTCTTATGGTATTCCTGATACTATACTAAGAATAAATGAGTTTGGGGGTAAAGATAAAATTAATGTAAATGATTGGGATCATTGGCAAAGAGAATTTAATTATGCTTTTTCAACAACAGGGAGCAACTTTATTTCTTCTTCATGGGATTGCCATGACCATTTCCCACCAGCGTTTGGAGGAGGAGCTAATGGTATTAATAACCAAATAATGTTTAGGTTTAAAACTAATGGTTTACCTACATCTAATATTCCCCGATCTCAAAGTTTATGGCATGTAAGTGGAAGTGGGTTTGGAGAAACTGCTATAACTTTAAGATATGAAGGTACAGCTTATGATAGTGCTTCATATAGTGGATCAATTAAAGATCCTTTTTGTGAGTATGCTTATTTAGATTTTTACCCTGACTTAGTACATTCATCATCAATTTCAGCTAGTATATATCTACCGTTTTTTGATGGTGATTGGTGGTCTGTAGCAGCAAGTAGAGATGATAGTACTTCTAAAAATTTTACACTTAGAGCTGCTAATAAATTATATAAAGGAGGTGATAATAATACAAAAATTGGTTTTATATCCTCTTCAATAATTAATCACTCAAACCCAATTGATGGTTGGAGACGTAAAAACTCAATAAGCTACTTCCCAGCCTCTTCTAGTATTTTAACTAATTACTTCCCTTTTTCAGGTTCATACCAAGAAATTAGATATTACGCTCCACCTATAACTGAAAGTGTATTTAGGGATTATACGATGAATCCTCATTCAATTGAAGGGAATACTACAAACTCATCTCCTAGTGATTTAACTTTTAGAGCTTCTTTAGGAGGAGAATTACATACAAGTTCTCTTTCTATCCATCCTAAAATAACAGGTTCATGGATAACAACTCAATCTTTTAGTGGAAGTGGAGAAGGATTTAGTAACTTTAATTTTAATGTTACCCCAACATTTTTACCTAATACTGAATTTATATTTTTTGATCAACCTATAGCAGGTATAAAAAATACAATTGGGGATAAAATTAGAATTGAAAATGATACACTCCCTGAGGGTAACACTTTATCTTCTTTTACTTCTTTATCTCAAACAACAAATATATCTCAAAGCTATACTCCTAATATAAACTATTTAGAAGTAGCATTTTCACCACAAAATGAAATAAATGAAGACATAATAAATCAAATTGGATTCTTTGATATTGGAGAATACATTGGTGATCCAAGACAAAGATCTTCATCTGCTACTTCATATCCTGATTTAGATAATTTAAGAGATGATTATTTTGAAAAATATACTAAAAATTATAATTTAAAAGATTTTATACGTTTAATAAAATTTTTTGATAATTCATTATTTAAAATGATTAAAGATTTTGTACCTGCTCGTACAAGTCTTGCTTCTGGTGTAGTTATAAAACAACATTTACTTGAAAGAAATAAATACCCACAACCACAAGTATCTTTTGAAAACCAAATCCATACAGGATCAATTGATATGGTTGAAATTTCTGGAGGTGCCGCTGGAGTATTTAACACATTTAATGGGCTAAATACTTCCCCTTATGGAATATCAGGAACAGGCCCAAATAATAAATACTTTTTAACCCAAAGTTGGGATGAAAATATATTAACTATTTCAGGATCTGCAGTAAAAACTTATTCTAATCAAGATGAATTTTATGATGGAATATTTAGTGGTTCTAATTTAACAGTTACAACCCAAAGTTTACAATCCCCATATCCTATAAACAATAAAGCTTTTAGCTATAACCAAGTACATTATTATGGTAGTCAAAGTGCCCAAATAACAGCTTTTAATGAAGGTTTAATTTTTGAAGATTTATTTTTAAATAATGTTACTTCTCCTCAAGATGGAGAAATATTATTTTTTAATGAAACTCCTACTCTAGCTCTCTTTAGAAAAACTAAATATTTAAAAATAGCTAAAGTTGATTGTAATGGAGTAGATAATACTTTAGTTTTAGGAAATGTAAATAAAGTTTTTGTTTTTTTACCATTTTACAATACCTATATTCCTTATTCTTTAGAAATCCAAAATGAACAACAAAACTATTATCTATACCAACTTACAGAACCATCATTTTTTGTACCTTATGCAGATAACCAACAAGTTTTTCCTAACCAAACATTAAACTATTCTATTAGCGCTAGTACTACTCATTCTTTTGGGCTTAGCCCAGGAGGACAACTTCTCCCAGCTACAGAATATGATACAGTAATAGGTAATACTATTAATTATTTTGATGCTTTTGGTGGAGATTATACTTTTGAAAATACCCCAAATACTCCTCTATATATTTCAGCTTCATTTTTATTTAGTGGAACTGGAGCATTAACTGCTTCAATATCAAGATTAATAGTTGAAAATGGGTTATCTAGTTTTCAACCAATTACCTCTTCAGCAATATCGTCTCCTGGGAGTATTCAAATGAGTACTACATATTATGCTCTTAATGGAGATAGTTTGTATCTTACAGCTAAAGGAGCATCTTCTGCTACTTTTCGTACTGGATCTTTATTTATAACCCAAAGTAGACCTATAAGTACTTCAAGTTGTTACCCAATAATTGTTGAACCTTATATTACAGATGCAAATTTTTATAATAGTGATTTCAATTCATTAATTAATAATGTTGATTCTTATAAACTAAGTACTATTTTTCAAGATGTAGATTACACAACTAACATTTTAACCCCCTCTAATTTTGATTTAATAATATCAGGTAGTGCTCTTAAAGCTCCTGTACAAGACTCTAACTATTCTTCTAAAGCATATACAAATATAAGATATAATGGCTCTAAAACCACTTCTAGATTTTTAAATACTTGGTCTTCCAGAGATATAGGTACTTATGGAAAACTTCCCGCTGTAGAAAGTGATAAAGTTTATGTAGCTTATGGAGACATGGAAGGTGGGTGGCCACCTGAAAGAATGAATGCTTCTTCTTTTGGTATTAGATATTTAATTGATGAAGATGGAGATGTAGTTATACCTAATGTTTCTGAAAATTCTTTACAAACAGTAAGAGGAACTTTTCAAACAGGAGAAAGATTTAGAATTAGTTCTAAAACAGAAGGATTTGGAGACCCTGAATGGGAATATAGAAAAATTATTAGGAGTGGAAATACTATACAACCTATTTTATATACCCAAATAGGAAAACAACCAGGTGCTTTATGGACTTCTTCTATCCAATTAGTAGATATACAAGCTATTTCTGGTAGTGCAACTGCTAATTATCAAAATAATGGTAGTATTGGTACAATAAATACTCAATTCCAAAGAGATAGATTAATACTCCAAAGCAGCCCATTTAATGACTCTCTCATTGGTATCAATGGAACAGCTACAGGTATCCCTACTACTTTTGGTTATTATGAAATTACATCTGGGATTCTTAGTGAAAATATTACATTAAATTTTAACATTAACCAATTAAATCTTAAATTCCACAAACCAAATGCTAATGAATATGTGTTTGCTACTACATTCCAACTTGGGGTAATTTTAAAAAGAAACGACGATACTATAGATGTGTACCAAGAAGAAATTAATACCATAATTATCTTCCCAGATAATGTTACCACAGGTCAAGTAAATAATATTTCTTTTCAAGTCCCTGCTTCTATTTTATCTGTAAATGATAGAATATCTTTTGAGATCGTTGCAGATATGCTCCCAGAAATCGTACCTAATAACATTGCCCCATTACTTTCAATAGAAGGTGGAAACTATTCTATTACCCAAACCCCATTACCTACTTTACCTATCCTAGCAGGAAATAATGCTATATGGGGTTATTATGATAAAACAAATTACCCATATGTAATAACTTCTTCTGATGCTGTATCTGAATCATTAGGTGCACTTTATGGGGATTCTAATGCTAAACAAATAGATATTCCTGAATCAGGATTTAACCCTATAACCTACCCTTGGTCAATAGAATATGGGGATGAATTTAGATTTGAAGGAAATGAAGACTTTTCATATACTGTTGGTCCTATTTTTGGACCTAATGAAACTGTATTTACTTACCCATACCAAGAAATAACAGCATCAAGAGTTTCACCAACAGGTTCAATTGAAGTCCATTTTAATAGAAATCTACCTATAAGTGCTAGCATAGATGTTTTTAATCTTGATCATTTTCTTATTAGAAGATACACAGATGATGCTTCAAGAATGATATTTGAAGGATTTAAACCTTTAAACTCACAAGGCCCATATATTCTTACCCCTGAATACGCCTCAGACAAACTAAATAAATCAATTGACGAATATATTTCAGATCTTACACAAAAAGGTTTGCTTTAGTAATATTTATTAATATAATATATAACTTAAAAATAAAAAATGGGATATTTAAATAACCAAGTCATAACAGTTGACGCTATATTAACCCGAAAAGGTAGAGAATTATTAGCTAAAAATGATGGTTCTTTTCAAATTACACAATTTGCTTTAGCAGATGATGAAATAGACTATACTCTATATAACCCAACACACCCTTCAGGATCTACATTTTATGGGGAAGCAATTGAAAATATGCCTTTATTAGAAGCATTCCCAGTTGAAACTCAAATCATGAAATATAAATTAGCTACTTTACCTCGGGGAACAGCTAAATTACCTGTTCTTGATTTAGGTTATGCTGCTATTACTTTAAAACAAGGTTCTTCATTAGCTATTACACCTCAAACATTAAATTACTTAGGCGCAGATCAATCTTTTGAAACAAGTGGTTATTCTTGCACAATTTCTGATGCTAGATTATTAAGTACTTTTACAGGAACAGGAATATCTCAACAAACATCAACTAACAATGTGTTGCCAACTTCAACAACAACTTTAGGAACAGATGTTTCAACTACAATACTTGGTACTCAAATTAATTTAAGAGCAACTACTATAAATACTCTATTTGGTTCTAATAGTTCATTATCTGCTACATTAACTTTTGTAGGTATAGATAGTGGAGCTCGTTTAACTATACCTTTAACAATAACTAAAATAAACCCATCAACCGTTTAAACTATAAAAAATGGCATTTAAATCTCTTGACCCACAAGATTTTGTAGTAAGTAGTGATTCTATTACTTCTACTTTATGGTCAAACAATCTTCCTACATTAACACAATTTTTTACCTCTTCTACTCAAGCAGCAGCTTCTTCTGGTGATTATTATTTAAAAATCTATAATACCTCATCTGCAGATCAAGAATCACAATTTGAAGTAGTTTATGCTGATGCTTTAGGTAAAGGAAGTGAATTATATAATAGTATTGTGCCTAATAATTCACCTACAAAAACTATGTATGGGCAATATAGATCTCTTATTTTAGAAGATGAAAACGCTAGTTTTACCTTTGGAACAGATAATAATAGTCTTACCTCAGATAATTTTTGGGTAATTTCAGTAGATAGAACTAGATATAAACAATCTCTTTTTCCTGGATCTTTAAATTTAACTTTATCAGGGTCAGGAGGTCAAGAAATTTTACAATTAACAGATGATTCTAAAGATATTTTAGTTAATAGATTTTTAGGAAGTTCTAGATATTATCAATTAATATCTGGGTCAAATGGAACAGCAGGTAGCCTAGCAGAAAGTGGGTATGTAGCAGGATCAGGCTCTTATGGTTTAGTATTCCCAGATTTAGGAACAATAATTTTAAACCCTCATGCTTTATCCCAATCTATTAATCTTAACCCTTCTCGTTCAATTAATTCTCCTGGTTTAAATAATAAAAGTTTATTTGAGTCTATTAATTTAGGTTCTTCTTTTACTCTTAACTCCCAAGAAACAGTTACTTCAGATTATGTATTTGTTAGAGCCCGAAATAGTGAATTTAACTATTCAGAAAACCCTTCATTTATATCTGGATCAACAGGTGAAGTTATATATGAAGATTTTATAAATCAACCTCAAGTATATGTCACAACAATTGGAATGTATAATAATTCAAATGAGTTATTAGCTGTAGCTAAACTATCAAGACCTTTATTAAAAGATTTTACTAAAGAATCTTTAGTTAGAGTTAAATTAGATTTT